TTTGAATAATGCATTTTTTAGTATTGTAAATGAAGGTAAACAGGATATGGAATATCTAGCTGGTATATATTCTTCAATGCAAGGAGATACTGGTGGGCAACATGATACATATCGTGGTATGTTAGCTATGGATGAGTATGGAACTCGAAGAATTAAATACTGGTTAAATAACTGCATTGAACCTGCACTTCGTCAAGTAGGCAAAGTAACCGCACAGTTCTCTCAAGCAGTATATACAGCTCATAAAGTATTTAGAATCGTACAGCCTAATAATGAAATGAAGGAAGTAGAGATAAACCAACCTATGTATAATGATATGGGAATAGGCATAGGTAAATTCATGGAATACGAAACAGCTAAATTTGATGTAAGAATGGTTTCAGGCTCTACTATGCCAATAAACAGATGGGCATATCTAGAGGAATTAAAACAGTTAATGCAATTAGGTGTTGTAGATGATGTAGCAGTATTAGCTGAAACTGATATTAGAAATAAGGATAAGATTATGCAGCGTAAGAGTATAATTAGCCAGCTTCAAGGACAAATAGAATCATTAGAAGAAGGTATGTCTGATAAAGATGGTGCTATTGAAACACTCGAACGACAACTTATCCAAGCAGGAATTAAATCTAAAGTACTTCAGGGTGCTATGGAAGTTAATAAGAAAGTAAATGACACTAAGGGTCGAATTGAAAAGAGCTATATTAAAACTGAAGGCCAGCAGCAGACATTAAGAGATAAAGCTAAGATAGAAGCTACTTCTGCCTCTCAGGAATTTAAGCAAAGTATGGCCAATTTGACTAAGAACAATAAACCTTCGTAAGTTACGAAGATTGGAAGGAGCCAATTATGGCAAAGAACGAAAAAGGTGGTAACCTTGATATAGAATCCGTCATGCAAGGCGATGATTCTAATGCAAGCTCTCCAGATTCATTCTTCGACAAATTAGAAGATAAGGTAAATGGAGCAATAGTTGATGAAATTTCCCCTACTGGTACACAGCAGGTAACCTCTGAGAAGAGCCCCTCTTTGTCTGGTGACAGTAAGGAATCTCAAGTAGAACAACCCCAAGTCGATAATACGGATTGGAAGAAGCGGTACAGCGATTCTACTAGAGAAGCACAGACGATGGCAGCCAAGCTTAAAAAGCTTGAACCTCTAAATCCTCTGTTAAAGGTCATGGAAAAAGACCCTAATCTAATTCCGTATATTAAGGACTATCTCGAATCTGGTGGTAAACCTGATGCGACCGTCCAAAGTAAACTTAAGTTAGATGAAGACTTTGTCTTTGATGGCCATGAAGCTGTTACCAATCCTGAATCCGATTCTGCTAAAGTGATGGGCCACATGGTCAATCAACAAGTAGAGAAACGAATGCAGACTCATGTAAAGAGTGAGCGTCAGCGAGTACAGAAAGCACAAATCGGCCAAAAAATGAAAGCGGCTGAGGAAGACTTTAAAGGAAAGCATAACCTCACTAATGAGCAATTCAAGGATTTCCAGGATAAGGCCAAAGGGTATAAAATGACTTTGGATGATGCATATTGGTTGGTTAACCGAGATAAGGTCCAACAAAATATAGCAAACAATACCAAGGAAGATACTCTTAGGCAGATGAAGAATGTTCGGAACATTCCTCAAAGTAATAGTGGTACTAACAATGCTGGCAATATAAATAAATCTGAAGGTGATAAACTTTTAGATGCATTAAAAAGTGTTGATGGTGGACTAAATATCTTTGGAGATTAGTTCTATTAATCTAAATAAGAAAGTAGAGGTTATAAATCATGGCTGATTTATTTCAATTAAGTGACTTAACTGTCACTGATGTAGCTTCGCCTTCGTCAGATGGGGCGACAAATACCCCCACTGGTGACCTGCGGAGAAAATATGCTTTCGGGAATCAAGTGTCAGAGCTAGCAATATCTCAAGACCCATTTTTCCGTTTTGTAAGCATGGTGAGTAAAAGACCAACTGATGACCCTTCGTTCAAATTTACTGAACGCAGAGGCTCTTATCATAAGCGATATGGATATGTGACTGGCTGGGGTGCTACTGAAGGTGCCGTTGCTTCATCTCAAGCAACAGTTACTCCGACTACTATGTTGGATGGAGCTGGGGATGAATTATGGGTACAAATGAAGACTGACTTTAAATCGTCAGGTAATGTTCAACATATTCAAGGCCAATCTGATATGACTGTAGGTGGAGCTGGCACAAAGCCAATTTTCTTTCTACCTAATCAATTGGTTAAAATTCCATTTGCTGCAGGCGATGCTGCTGATAGCGCTGCCCTAGCATTTGATGTTGAAGATTATATTGTTGGTAGAGTTGCAGAAGTTAAAGATGATGCTAGTGATGCTTTAGCAGTTCTTTTACGACTTGTAGTTGTTAGACCCTTATCAAGTACAGGGAATAATGAACTTGCTGGGTGGGGTGCAACTGGAAGTGCTGAAGAGGCTATGGATATCTTAACTGCAGCTCAATATGCAGCATTTAATATTCATGACCAATTAGAGCGTGCTCGTTGTTATGTTGTAGGTTCTGCTCATTCTGAAGGCTCTGGTTATCCAGAAACTTGGGAAGACCAGCCATTTACAACTGGATTTGGATATACTCAAATCTGGAAGACTTCAATGGCAATGACTAACACTGCTCGTGCAACTTCACTAAAATATGATTCTAGTGAGTGGGCTCGTGTGTGGAAAGAGAAGCTAATTGAGCATAAGTGGGATATTGAACAATCATTGTTATTTGGCGCACAAGCTAGTAATGGTGGTATTAACTATACTCAAGGTGCAGTTGACTTCATCTTAAGTAAAGGAAATGCATTCTCATGGACTACTTCTAAATCTCAAGATGATTTCTTAGATGACTTGTCAAACTATCTAGACCCTCGTTATAACAACGGTAATGCTACTGTATTCTTTGTGTCTACAGATGTGTATAACTGGTTACATAAACTTGGTGGTTATGCTCTATCAAACATGAATGCTGATGGGCGTGCAGCATCTGTTCAGTCAAGATATAATGCCGACCTTGGCGTATCTGGCAAGAAGAGTGTATTGGGTCTTGGTGTGAGTGTTATTAATACTGTTTATGGTGACATGAACATAGTACGAAACATTCACCTAGATGGAACACATGTTAAGATTCTTGCTTGTGATATGAAGCAATGTTCATATAGACCACTAGTTGGTAATGGTGTCGACCGTGATACAGCAGTGTATGTAGGTGTGCAAACACTTGAAAACTCTGGTGTTGACCGTAGAGTCGATTTAATTCTCACAGAAGCTGGTATGGAGTTCAGTATGCCTGAAGCCCATGCTGTGTGGACTCAAGGTTAGAAAGGGGGATTGACTTATGGCTAATCCAATGTATGGACAAAATAAAGCTGATGATGCTTTAAATAATGTCGTCCTCAGTCGAGGATACACAAAGATAACTGCTGGCGTCACTCTAACTGGTGAAGATGGTGGAATCATACACATTGCTGATGCTGATGCATGTGCTATTGTTTTGCCTGAAATCACAGGTGCCTTAAATGGATTGGAATTTAAATTCATTATGGCTAATGATGCTGGTGGTAGTATTACCATTACTTCAACGGACCAAGCTGGAGATTTCTACCAAGGAACTCTTGCCGTTAATCAGGTAGATGCTGATGATGGTTTTGCAGCTAATGGTACTAGTAATAATATCATAACAATGAACGCTACTACTACAGGTGGTCTTTTAGGTTCAGAAGTGAACTGCAGAGCTATCTTTGGTTATGGCTGGGTTGTATGGGGAAGCGTATACGGTACTAATGGTACTGCTGCAACTCCATTTAGTGGTTAATAGTTACTAAAGTGTAGTAAACAAATGGCAAAGCCCACTCTCAGTAGCTCCTGTCTGTCTGGGGGTGGGTCAAGCCTAAGTAAAGGAATTTAATGGCAACATTTCATGTACAAGTAGAAGGATTAACAGGTTTATCAATAGATGGTTCATCTACTCCTACAGAAGATGAATTGACTGAATTTCTAAAGGATGGAGTTCATGATGTTACGAGTAAATGTATAGCTGCAAAACCTGGAGATATAGATTTATTTGGAAGAGAAAGTTCTATTAGTGACTCTCAAGGAGTTAGTGTTGGTGGCGGCAGAGTCTTACATGTTATGAGAGAAGGAAATATAGATGGTTCTTCAGATGGGACAACTTCATGGTATCCCTGCAAGAAAATTTCTGCAAGCTTGCAATCACGAGTTGTTGATTCAACAAGTTTACATTATGCATCTATCTATAACCCTGTTTATACTATTAATAGTGATAAGACAATAAATGTTTACCCAGTTCCAAGTGCTAATAATGGAATAAAGGTCTTTTATGTAAATGAAGAGCCTAGAGATATTACAAATAATACATCCTTAACTCACGCGCATTCAGATATTAAATATTTCCCTAACAGTAAAGTTTATTTAGTTGTACTATATGCTGCTATAAAATGCCTAGAACATAAGATGGCTACCTATACGCATACATCTGAGGATACTGAATTAACCCAAGCTATCGCAGGTAATATAGCCGCAATGAAAGCTAGTTATGCAGGCGCATTTGGAGGTGGAGCGGCACAAAGACAACCTCAGCAACAAGGAGCTAGACGATGAAGGTACAAGAGTTTATGGAAAGAGTGGGCACAACCTCTACTGGTAGAGCTATTGCCTATTTAAAAGATGCGATGGAAGATATGAATATTTATTCAGAGACTCATATAGAACAGGACAACATAAGCATCGTAAGTGGACAAAGGTTTTATGACTTACCTCAACAGATGGTAAAGATGGTGGATATAAGAATTAAGGGGCATAATAATAATCAAGACTCCTATCGTTCAATCCCACGACTAATGAATGAACCTAAAATAAAGGATTCAGATGGCGTCTAATAAATCATATGCTTATTATGTTAAAGGGGATAAGATTGCATTAGTTCAAAGAAATAGTACTGATTCAAATGCTACTGGTGAGTCTTATCATGAATTTAAATCTCCGACAGAAGCTGTGACTAATGGCATAGAAATAGAATATACAAGGGCTCCGTGGTTTGAATATGACCATATAACTAGTGCTAGTCTTAGTTCTAGCAGTTATCTTAATAATTCTAGCGTAGATGGTATAAATTATTTATACTATACATTAGTAGGGTCAAATGTAGCTAGTACTTATGTTGTTAATGATTATGTTTTTATAAAAGGGATAGGTAAATGGAGTGGTTTACATAAGATTAAAACTTCAGCATATGCTGGTGGGAACACCGTTGTAGTATTTAATACTAGGGTTCATGCAGATAATCTAAGCAATATTGAGTCAGGAACAATATACTATGTTGTCACTGCATTAGAAGATGAAAATTCAGAAATACAATTATCTTCCTTTTTAAGTAAAGCTGCAGTATACTATGTAAAGGCAAAGATGGCAGAGGATTCAGGGGCATTAGATTTAAAGGAATATTTTATGAAAGAATATCGTAAGGTATTAAGTAGGCATGAAGATTCAAGAATAACTGGGATGCGTAAAGTGTCTAGTTTTGGTATGAATAGATAACAATAAACGAGCTCATTCACGGACGGTCAGTCCTTAGAGCAGGAGGTTAATATGGCAAGTGGAATACATAAATATACAGTACAGGAAGCCCAGAATGCAAGTATGGGTCAAGCAGGAGCAAAATTTATAAGTGATGGTGAAGAGCACACAGGTACATTTGTAGCAATACAATGCCTTGAGGATACTGTATTTAATGCATTAACCCCAGATGATACAACTAATGGTTATGGTGTTGGCTCATATAATGGGAATACAATGGCTAGTGAGACT